GATTGATGCGGCAACGCGAAGCGGCATTGATAAAGTCCGGGTTATCGAAACCGATGGCGACGAAATTATCGCCGTTCGTCGGACTGGTTTGTCCGAAGAGGAAAAAGTCGGACTTGCTCTCGCAGACAACCGCACAAGTGATCTGTCCGAATGGGATGGGCAAATGCTTGCTCAGCTCGCCACAGAGCATGACATTGGCCCTTGGTTCTCCGAAGATGATGTTGCTGAGATCCTCGGCAAAGACAATGAATTTGACCCCGATGAACCTGAAGATCAGTCCGACAAAATTGACGACGTTTTTCAAATTATCGTAAACTGCACATCCGAAGAACAGCAAACAATTCTGCTAAACCGACTTCTTGAGGAGAACTACGAGTGCCGAGCGTTAAATTCGTAAATTCGTCCGAGATTCAAAGGACCGCCAGAGTTACCCAACTTGAGGGGCTTTTTGACATAACCCCCAACACAAAATCCATCGTTGCTTACGATCTGGAAATTCCGATCGAAACTTTCGACTGGAATGTTGGCGTTATCGTCGGCCCTTCAGGCTCTGGCAAAACAAGCATCGCCAAACAACTTTTTGGCGATCAGTTCGATCCTAAATTCGACTGGGATCCCTCAAAATCTATTGTCGATTCTTTCCCAACTTCAATGTCGATCAAGGAAATTACTTCCTTGCTATCGTCAGTCGGTTTTAGCTCCCCTCCAAACTGGCTAAGGCCCCATCATGTCCTAAGCAATGGCGAGCAGTTTCGTGTCAACATCGCTAGAGGTCTAGCTGAATCGCCTGATCTCTTAGTCGTTGATGAGTTCACTTCCGTAGTGGACCGTACTGTCGCACAAATTGGCTCTGCCGCTATCGCTAAATCGGTACGCCGACGTAAACAAAAATTTGTCGCAGTCGCCTGTCACTATGACATCCTCGACTGGCTTCAGCCAGATTGGGTGTTTGATCCTTCTACCTCCCGCTTTGCGCGGGACTGTCTTCAACGACCCCAAATCACTCTCCAAGTTCAACCCGTATCAGGCAAGGAATACTGGCCTCTCTTCAGTAAATTTCACTATCTAAATCGCCAAATTCATCCTGGCGCAAAATGCTTTGCCGCTTTCTACAACGGCAGACCAGTAGCCTTTACAGCCGTTCTTACCATGCCATGCCCACAAGGTACCCGCTGGAAAGAACATAGAACTGTTTGCCTACCTGATTTTCAAGGCGTTGGTATCGGCAATGCTATGTCGAATTTCATCGCCTCCTGCTTCCATGGAACTCGCGGTCGCTATTACTTATCAGTTACCGCTAATCCCGCAATGGTAGCTTATCGAGCTAAATCGCCTCTCTGGAATATGACCAGAAAGCCATCGAACAACTGCGCTCAAAGACAACGTCGTAACGTAAAAGCTAAAACTGAGGCTATGACACAATGGAGAAAGGCACTCGGTACTGATAGAATTACCGCCTCTTTCCGCTATTGTGGGCCTAGCAATCCTGATGCTGCTGCCGTTCTGGGGATTAAATAATGCCAAGACGGAAAGACGGTAAAGAAACAGCTGCCAGAGCTTCCGCTGCGGAAAAAGCCTACCGCTACAATCGTCTGTTTCAGGTCATTAGAAACGGTGGCACCACTCATGACTGTATTCGCTTTGCGGTAAATACTTGGGGGATCTCTGAGACCACAGCGCGTAAATACATTCCTGAAGTTCGGGCCCTTGTTCGTAAGGACTTTGAACTTGATCGCGCCCAGTTCGCAGCAGAGCTAATGCAGCAGGCGAGTTCAATTCAAATGGAAGCGAGACGAACTGGAAATTTGGCTGTTGCCCTTGGTGCTGTTAACGCACTAGCCAAGCTGGCTGCGATTTTGTGAGCATCCTTCAAGGCCGACCACAGGGCTGCATCCTTGACCCTCCATTACCCGCAAAAGACCCAGAATATGATTTTCGGGGTTTTCCAGATCAGCTATATGAAACGCTGACCGTTCCACAGCGCACGGTTTATGACGCACCTGAGCGATTTAAACTGCTTTGCTCAGGCCGCAGATTTGGAAAGACTTATCTCTGTATTACTCGTCTTATTAACTGGGCGATGGAAAAGCCCGGCAGTTTGTGCTGGTATGTCACGGCAAACTACCGAATGGCAAAACAAATTGCTTGGCGGCAGCTAAGAGCAATGGTGCCACCTGAAGTCTTTCTCGCCAAAAACGAAGCCGAACTAACTGTTGAACTAAAGAATGGAAGTATCTTGGCACTTAAAGGTGCCGATAATCCTGACTCTTTGCGTGGAATTTCGCTGTCGGCATTGGTTGTTGATGAGGCGGCTTATGTCAGACAAGAGGCGTGGGAAATGGTTTTGCGACCAGCGCTTTCGGATCAAGGCGGGCCAGCTTGGTTCATTACAACTCCATCTGGCCTGAACTGGTTTCACGACTTATGGGAACAGGCGAAGCTAGAAGAAGATTGGCAGACCTTTTCTTACACAACTGTCGAAGGCGGAAATGTGCCGCCAGCCGAAGTCGAAGCTGCACGTCGCACTCTTGATGAGCGAACTTTTAGGCAGGAATATCTCGCCAGCTTTGAAACACTATCTGGTCGCGTCTACCCTGACTTCAGCGATGACAACATCTCCGAAGATGTCAAAGACACAGGCGGAGAAATCTATTGGGGCACTGACTTTAACGTTGGTATCATGGCTGGCGTTTTGGCTTCTCGTGTCGGTGATACTGTGCATATCTGGGATGAACTCGCTGTAAAACAATCCAATACCGATGAAGTTTGCCAACTCCTCAAGGAACGATTCCCAAACAGGAAAATTATTGCTTATCCAGATCCAACAGGGAGCGCCCGCAAGACTTCTTCAGCGGGTCGCACCGATCACGACATTATCCGAAGATACGGATTCCAGTGCATTAGCCCCAAAGCACCCTGGGCGGTAAAAGACAAAATCAACGCAACTAACTGGATGATCCGAACTGCGGATGGGCACATGAAGCTCTTTATTCATCCGCGTTGCAAGCACACAATTAAAGCGTTAAAAAACGTAACTTACAAGCAGGGTGCCGATGATTATGTGATTGACAAGTCGGCGAATATCGAGCACTGGACTGATGGGCTCGGCTACCTCATACTTGGGGCTTTCAACATGATGTATGCCCGATCTGGCAAAGGCACCGGAGTCAGGATATACTAATTGGCGTCACGGAACTTTTTCTATGCTGACCGGATCAGAACTTATTGCCAAAGTCAAGGAACTGAAGGACGTATCCAAATCAGAGCTTGTGCGCGAGTGCGGCTATGTCAAAAATGGCAAATTGTGCTTTACCGCCTTTTATGAGGCGATTCTTGCTGCCAAGGGCTTGGAAATTGGCGCAGCTGCCAAGCCAGGTCGAACCTTGACCTACAAGACCAAGGTTCAATTCAACGGTAAATTGCAGATTGGCGAGGGCTACGTCAAGGAAATGGGCTTTAAGCCTGGCGATGAGTTCGAAATTAAAGTTGGTCGCAAATCTGTGACTCTGCAGTCAATCACCCAAGAGGCGAACAACTTGGTTGATTTTTTTGAGGAGCGGGAGTTGGCAGAAGCTGCTGCTTAAGAGCCGACTCAATAATGTAAGTGCCGAGACTGGACAGGGTTCTACCTTCCAGCTCGGCCCTTTTTTTTAGCATTTCTGCAATCGGTGCTGGCATTACAAGTTGAACCCGGACGCCTTGAGCCATAACCGAAAGTGGTATGATTGATAGGCAGATTGTACTCGATCTGCCTACCAACTCGACTCTCATGACTCATTCGACTCCGATCACTGCTCAAGCCGACTTCAAGTTTGACAAAGCCGTCATTCTTGGCAAAGGCGCCCCAAACTACCCATGGGCCAAATGCCTGCTATCTGATGGCGAACAGGCATTTGTTTACCCTGATGACGAAGAAACGGTAAATCCTAAAACTTTGCCTGTTGGCTCGACTCTATTCATTACGCCTCCGCGTCTTTGCCGAAAGCCAGGAACAACAAAGTGGACTGTAAATGCTTTGCATTTTGATCTGCAGTCAGAAGATATTCAGGCTTTTGTCGCCAAAGTGCAGCCCGAGCAACCTGTAAAAACTGAGCAATGTGAATTGCCAGTTAAGTCGCCTATTGACATTGAAGATTGCCCAACGAAAAAAGTCTCTATTTCAATGCAACATAGCTATGCACGACAAATGTTTGTTGATCGGGTCGTCCATCATTTCGGCTTGACTGGACCAAAAAGACGAGCTGAGGCTTTAGGCATTATTGTCGATTTATACATGGCGACAAATCAGCTCGAAGATGTCGAACGACTAAACTGAGCTGAAGCCTGTGCTATAAAGCGGTGTATTCTGGTTTCCAGCATTACGATCGACAACTGACCAGCCGCGTAGCGCAGGTCAACGATCCAAACGCCGCTTGGCACAATCAAGAACCACACTGGGTTCTGGTGGAAGATCTGATTGGCGGCACCTTCGAAATGAGGCGCCGCCATCGCCGTTATCTTCCACAGGAACCACGCGAGTTAGATGAAAGCTATGACAACAGGCTTGCTCGGTCTGTATTGGCGCCTTATTACGTTCGGCTAGAGCGGATGCTGGCTGGCATGTTAACGCGTAAGCCGATAAGACTTAATGATGTATCAGATGCAGTTCGGGAACAGCTGTTTGACGTAGATCTGCTCGGCAACGATCTGAATGTTTGGACCTATGAAACCACGCGAAAAATGGTGCGTTATGGGCATGTTGGCGTGCTTGTGGATGCACCTGCTGCTGGTGAGAACGGAAGACCGTATTGGTGCTGTTATACGCCGCGTGACATCTTAGGCTGGCGCACCGAATTAAAAGAAGGTCAGCAACAACTTAGCCAACTCAGGCTGATGGAGCGTGTTGTTGTGCCAGACGGATTGTATGGCGAAAAAGAAGTTGAGCAAATTCGAGTTTTGACGCCAGGCGCTTTTGAGATTCATCGCCGGGATGAAAAAGCTGGCGACTTTCAAATTCATGACAGTGGTACTACTACACTAGATGCGATTCCATTCAGCGTTGCTTATGCCAACCGCGTTAATTTTATGGAATCACGTCCGCCAATGGAAGACATTGCGGAACTAAACCTGAAGGCGTATCAAATCCAGTCGGATCTAGATAATCAGCTTCATATCAGTGCTGTCCCAATGCTGGCGTTTTATGGTTTCCCGGCTAGTGCAGAAGAGGTGTCTGCAGGCCCAGGTGAGGCTATCGCTTTCCCGTCAGACGGCAGAGCTGAATATATTGAACCTAGCGGTAACAGCTTTGATGCTCAATTTAAGCGTTTAGAACAAATCTCCTACCAGATCAATGAGCTTGGCTTGTCTGCCGTTCTTGGTCAAAAGCTGTCTGCTGAAACTGCCGAAGCTAAGCGTATTGATCGCAGCCAAGGCGATAGCACCATGATGGTTATTGCCCAAAACATGCAAGATCTGATCGACAATTGTTTGGTTTATCACGCGAGTTATCTCAACATCCCTGAGGCTGGCAGCTGTTACGTTAATCGTGACTTCCTTGGTTCGCGTTTGGAGCCTGCAGAAATTCAGTCGCTGCTTCAACTTTATACAGCAGGCACGATCACACAAAAAACTCTGCTCGATCAGTTGAGTGAAGGTGAGGTCTTGGGTGATGAGTTTGATGTAGAGGAAGAATTGGAGGCGACACAAAATGGCGGACTAATTGAAATGGCACAACCTGAGCCGCGAGCAACGCAACAAATACCTGAGGAAACAGTCGAATTGGATACAGGTGATGAAATTCCGGCATGATGGGCTCATGCTGACATGTCTAGCGATGGGCGCTTTTAAAAAACCACGCAAGCAGCAACTTTCCTGCGTTCAGGGCCAATTGCCGCCATCACTGTTCGCCATTGTCAGACTGTCATGGTTCAAGCAAGGCAAAGTGTATGCCGTAGAAGAGATGAACATTCAAGGCGATGATAGGGAAACCGGCGAAGCACTATTGATGTTATTCAAAGAAGCACTAAAACAAGGTGCCGATGTCTGCTCAATTACGGCTTGCAACCCTGCCGACATTGGGATAGATCCGTGACAACACCAGCCAGCCTTTATCGCAATGCAATTGATCTAAATCGCTATAGCAATAGCGTCGCCAGAGATATTGTGATTTCATACAATGACATAATTATTTATGCTGTTAATCAACTCCGAACTATTGATGAACTAGCTGCTCCAGTTAAGGCTGCAAGGTTGCGGGCTATTTTGGCACAGCTAAAAGAATCTTTAGACAACTGGTCGGCATCAAGTGTTGAGACGATCGCCGATGAGTTGCAAGGGCTGGCATTGTTGCAGTCTGAATTTGTTGAAGATCAATTACGACGCGCTTTGCCTGTTGGTGCCCGCAATGCGGTAAATACTGTTGAAATTAGTCCACAGTTCGCAAGATCAGTTGCCACAACAGATCCGACTCAAATCAATGTGGTGACTTTAAGCGATGATTTGTTTGCCGCTGTTAATGGCGCCCCACAAACTTACAGCCTTACTGCGGCAAAAGGAGTGCAAATAACTTTGCCGAATGGGGAAATCATTGAAAAAGCATTTCGAGGTATATCTGTGGATCAAGCTGAGCGTTTTGCACAAGTGGTGCGAAACGGGCTTTTAACAGGTGATCCGACTTCTGTTATCGCAAAACAGTTAATTGGCAATTTGCAGCTTGGTTCTGCGGGCAGTGTTAAGGAATTAGCGAAAAAGGGCGGACAGCTTACTCAAGCAGCCGATCATCAGGTTATGACGTTAGTTCGCACAAGTGTTAATCAGGTCGCCAATGCTGCCAGCCAACAAGTTTATGAGGCGAATCAGGACATTACTAAAAAATACAGGTATGTGGCGACATTGGATGCCAGGACCAGCAGCATTTGCCGTGCATTGGATGGTAGAGAATTTGAATATGGCAAAGGTCCAACTCCTCCGCAGCATTTCAATTGCAGGTCAACAACAGTTCCGGTAATTGACTATGAGGAATTGGGCTTTACTCCTCCGCCACCAGCAAAGCGTGCCAGCATGGATGGACCAGTGCCAATTGATCAAAGCTATGGCGACTGGCTGAGTAAACAAGATGCTGCCACAAAAGCCGAAGTACTGGGCAAGCAAAAAGTCGCCTATTTTGATTTACTTACTGAAAAATATGGCGGCAAAGATGCGATTGCCAAACTCGTGCGCGATGACGGCAGTGAACTAACGTTGGAACAACTTCGGAGACGTTATGGAGCGGCCCAGTCTTAGACACTTTAAAAATGAAGGGATCTTTCATATCAAGAGCGATCCTGTAGAGGCTCTGCATGACGGAGCCTGGATACCTGCTGTTTACACCGACAAAGGCTGGGCTACTGCAGACGGCTCTAGACTTTTGTCAGAAATTGTGGATTGGCACTATGCCGATGAAAAAGAGCAAAAAGGGAATGAAGTCAAACAAGATGCCAAAGCAAGGAGCCAAAAGCGGATACGCAAAGCCCGGAAAATCCAAGAAGCGGAGGGCTAAGTAAGCAAAAAAGGCCGAGTGATGATAACCTGTGGGGCGCAATTTAACCCTGCGGGTTATTTATGTCTGATGAGAACCAAACCCAAGAGCCTGCGGCCACTGGGATTGATGCTGAAGCGTTGCAGCGCAGTGTCGAAGCTCTTGAGCGCAAAAATCAGGAACTGATCACCGAACTCCGTCAAGCAAAATCCAAGGCGTCAAAGCTGCCGGATGGAGTGAACGTTGATGAGCTGCTCGAATTTAAGCGCAACTACGAACAGGAGCAGCTTGAATCACAGGGCAAATATCAAGAGGCGAGAGAAGCTCTTGAGCAGCAGTTCCGTGAAGCAACAGCCGAAAAGGACAAGCGCATTGCTGAACTTGAAGCCCAAGTGCGCGAGCTAGAGGTTTTGAGCCCTGCGGTCACTGCTCTTGCTGATGTCGTGCATGACCCCGACATGATCTTGCGGACTCAGATTCTCAAGGATCAGATCGAGCGCGAATCAGATGGCACTGTTGTAGTTGTCAAGGGTTATGAGCGCACACCGATCGGTGAATGGGCAAAAACTCTTCCTGCTTGGATGCAGAAGCAACCGAAGCCTCAGGGCAGCGGTGCTCCTATCGGTCGCAGCACTGGCGACATTGCTGCAGGCACGAAAAACCCGTTCCTGCCTGAATCCTTCAACCTTACAGAACAATCACGGCTGTTCCGTACTGACCGCGATTTATATGAAAGGTTGAAAGCAGCAGCAGGACGCTAAACTTTTGGATAACCGGCTGCGCTGGTAACTAGGGCTGCGCCCGACATCGTAAACCAATCTTGAGGAATCATCATGGCGACTCTTCGCTCTGATGTAATCATCCCCGAGGTATTTACGCCTTACGTCATTGAGCAAACCACTCAGCGTGATGCCTTTCTGGCTTCCGGTGTGGTGCAGCCTATGGCGGAGCTAAATGCCACCGAAGGCGGAGATTTCATCAATGTCCCTTTCTGGAAAGCTAATCTTTCCGGCGATTTTGAAGTGCTTACCGATAGCACTTCGCTGACTCCTGGCAAAATTCAAGCCGATAAGCAGATCGGCGTGATTCTGCACCGTGGTCGTGCCTTTGAGGCACGGGATCTTGCAGCTCTTGCTGCTGGTTCAGACCCCATGGCAGCCATTGGCGCCAAGATCGCTGATTATGTCGCCAACCAGCGGCAAAAGGATCTGCTTTCTTCTCTGCAGGGTGTGTTCGGCAGCCTGAACACCAACACCAGCAGCTCGGCTTTCTTCGATCTCTGTATTGATTCCGAGTCTGGTGATACTCCCACCAGCCTCAGCCCACGTCACGTTGCTGAAGCTCGCGCCATTCTTGGCGATCAGGGCGAAAAGCTGTCTGCCGTTTGTATGCACAGCAAGGTCTATTACGATCTTGTTGAGCGCAGAGCTGTGGACTATGTGCTCGCCAGCGATGTGAGCGGCGGTGGCGCCACTGCATCTGGCGGCACTATTGCCCCTGCTTATGGCAATCCCACTGTGCCGACCTACATGGGTCTGCGAGTGATTGTTTCTGATGACGTGCCTGTTGCCGGATCTGGCTCCAGCACCGAGTACGGAACTTTCTTCTTCACTGCAGGTTCAGTTGCAGCTGGCGAGCAACTCGCTATGCAAACTGAAACCGATCGTGACATCCTCGCAAAGAGTGATGCCATGTCGATTGACCTTCACTATTGCTACCACCCTGTTGGTGCTAAGTGGGGCGTCACCACAGTGAACCCGACTCGCGCTCAGCTTGAAACCGTGGGCAATTGGTCCAAGGTGTATGAGCTGAAGAACATCGGCATTGTGCGTGCCACCAACGTCTCCAATATGGACTGAGGAGGTAACTAACAATGGCATCTCAATTTGAAGCAATTGCTGGCAAGGCGATCGGCTACGTCAAAGGCGGAGCTGTGACCCAAGGCACCAGCAAGGCGACTGGCGTGACGCTTAATCAGCCTTGCGGCCAGATCACCACTCATGACGCTTCTTTGGCTGGTGGCGCTGAAGTTTCCTTCACCGTTACCAACAGCGAAGTTGCCGCCACCGATGTGGTGATGGTTTGCGTCGGTTCTGGCGCTTCCACCGGCACCTATATTGCAAGCGTTAGCGCTGTTGCCGCAGGTTCCTTTGATGTGACCCTGAGCAACGTTGGCACTACCGCTGGTGAAGCCCTGGTGCTGAACTACGCCGTAATGAAGGCTGCGGCGTCCTGATTATGGGCCTGTTCGCTTTTCGGCGGAGACAGGAACTTGAGGCTGCTTCTAAGGAAGCGGCCTCTTTTCCTATTTCAGAACCCGCACCTAAACTTGAAATGACCACGGAACCTACCGATGGCAGTAACAATCGACGCAACGGTAGGGGGCGAAAACGCCAACAGCTACCTGACACTGGAAGCAGCGGAAGCAATCATTGATGGCTTTGTCCAGGATGATGATGTAGTCGCCTGGGCATCCGCTACAACCGATCAAAAAAATCGTGCTTTAGTAAGTGCCACACAGCGCCTTGATCGTGAACGATTTTTAGGCGCTCGCGCTACTGATACACAAGCATTGCAATGGCCGCGTACTGGTGTGCGGAAGCCTGACACTTACATCAATACCTATGCTGTCGGCTTCCCTTTCCGTATTACCACTGACTATTACACGGACACAGAAATTCCAGATCAAATCAAATATGCCGAGTGTGTTCTTGCTGTTTATCTGAATAACAACAGAGACGGCATGGGGCTTAGCGGCATTGAAGATTACAAATCTGTCGCCATTGGCAGCCTACGGATTGAAAATGCAGGATCCAGCGCAAGTGCTACAGGTGCAGATCGAGTGCCGCCAATCTATGAGCGTTATTTGACTGGCCTTAGAATTAGTGGACCAGGCAACTTTGCTATTCGCCGGAGCTGATTGATGGGCTATTCCTATCCCGGGGCTGAGTTCATTGACGACACCAGCGCTCATGCTGGGCGTTATGGGAAAATCGTTGCTCTAGAGGATTCGGTAATTGCCAGCCTTTCGGCTGAGGATTACACCGGCAATACTCTTGCAGCGATTCCTCTGAAGGCGAGCTGCGAAATGTGCGGCGTTTTTACTAGTGTCACGCTGACAAGCGGCACTGTTGTTGCTTACAGGCTCTGATTATGTCAAAGGGTT